TTGGGGATGTGGTCGAGGATCTGCCTGAAGAGGAGCCCCTCTCCACCTTTAGCGCTTGGCTACCTTTCTTAGTGGCCTTTGCGCTTGGGTCTTTGGGTTCCCTCTCTGTTGCCTTTCTGCTCACGAACTGGCATTACGCCACGAAAGTTGCTATTTTGGCTCTTTCTTCCGTTGCAAGCCTGGCTTGGAATATGCATTCTATGTATTTCCACTTTGCCACTTGGCGCGACACACTGTTGCATGACGCACTTAGTCCCCGGAAGGTGTTTCGGCACCCAGAGCACGCCCTAATTCATGGGGCGTCCATCCAGTTGCTCTATACGAGCTTGGGAATCGGTTTGGTCAATCTCGTGATTGCACTAATTTCGATTGGAATTGCAATAGTATCGTACAGGATCTTGCGCGGGGGAGCTCGGCTGAGCATCTCCGCTGTTCGTAATGTCAGGGACTATATGATAGTCGAAACGGCCACTGATGAAGAAGAGCCGGAAATTGAGGTGAGAGTAGAAGCAGGCGTCACAGCGGAAGCTGTTGAAGCCCTTATTGCTCAGCGCGTTGACTCCCTTGTCCTTCGTGCCCTTTCCAAAGTAAATTCCCCAAAACTATCTCAGGAGGAAATTACTACGGAAGGCCCCGTTCCAGGTTCTCTCAAGGTGCCCATTGACACTCTCCCGAAAGGGGTTCTGGCTCTTGCCTTTTACCCCCCCGAAAAGCCGAACCGGTGCCACTACGTTGGTGGTGGTGTCAGGGTTAAGTTATTTGGAAAGGATCTGTTTGTTACGGCTCTGCACGTCATTACAATGCTTGGGAACCATGATAATGTGTATCTCAGGCGTGGTAATTTGAAGGCTCCTTTTAGCCCTCTTAAGACAGTTTGCGAGAGCAAGCCTCTAGACCTAGCCATATATGAACTCCCTCCCGGAACGTGGGCTGGCCTTGGAGTCAAATCTATCGCCCCCATGATGCCGAAGACCGGAACAGCCTGTAAGGCTCTCGTCAATGAGAGAGGAAAGTTTTCGACTACATATGGGAAAATCGGTCAGATGGTGGACAACACCTTCTTCTGCAAGCATTACTGCGCGACGAAAGAAGCCAGTAGTGGTATGCCCATTCTCAGTTCTTCTGGTAAGTTTTTCGGTGTTCACATCGGAACTTATGATGGAAAGTACGTGAATGGTTTCTTTCCTCTAGCTGTTCTTGAGAACAACTGGAGGCGCCGCAAACTCCTTAGGGGAGAAGCTGGCAGTGAAGAAGAGGGAGAACAGACCTTTCTGGATCCGAGTTCCTCGTCTGATGAATCTATTTCGGAGGATTATGATGGAAATCGTAATACCCGGTATGACAGAGCAGTGAGAGCTGAACTTGACTACCACGATGGAAGCAGGGATGCTTACACCTTTCTTAGGAAGGGTAAGGCATTTTATATTGACTCTGACGATCAGTATGACAATGATCCCGATGCCTGGGCTTCCCAGCAGCATCCCGCTTTCGACGACTCCGAAGACCTCCCCGATGAATACCAAAAGTTTCGCCGGCAGGAGGCCGGGAGCGTGGAGGATTTCACCAGGGGCCTGAGGAGAGCCCCGAAACCTCGGCAACCAGTGAACTCGAGCAGCAAGCCCTCGAAAGAGAGCCCCTCTCAGAGTTCTATGGTGCTCACGCCCCCCCAGACATCAACGCAGGGTTTGCCCTCCTCGGGTATTACGCCGAAAGTTTCCAAGTCCAAGAAGAGGAACCAAAAGAGAAGGAACAAGAAGAACTCTCAAACCAATACTCCCCCTTCCGTTACCTCGGAAAAGGAGCAAAACGCTTCCCAAATCCAAAGCGGAAGCCAGAAAGAGAGTGTACCAAATATTTCAAAGAGCACCACCCCGACCTCATCGGAGCGGGGGAGCGAGAGCTCAGGCACCCAAGAAGGGGAAACCCAGCCGAGAAGGCTAGTTTCATCCAGCGTTGTGCCGAGCTCCGCTCAAGACCTGAAATCAAACCATTAACTGAAGATGAAATGGATTTCTTGATGCGGTACTTCGCTAGAACGTACCCTTCAGCTTTCCGAGATGAGGAAGTCTCCGACATGCAGATGTATGACTGGGACTCCAATATGGCTTGGAAGCTGATCATCAAGACCATGCTCAACAAAATTAAGTTGACATCTAGTCCAGGGGTTCCCTATGCGGTCCTTGGCCCCACAAATGAGGATGTTTTGCTGACTAACTTCTACGCTATTGCGTACATGTCATACAGTCTCCTTTACGCTTACTATCACTCCTCCGAGGAATTGGAAGAGATGACGGAGAAAGTAGCCATTAACCTGGTGAAATCTGGCCTGCTCTATGTGAGTAGGCTTTTCGTGAAGGATGAGCCACATCCGGCTCGCAAATTTGAATCTCAAAAGTGGCGTTTAATTTGGTCTGTTCCGCTCGTCCATCAAATCGTGCACAGAGTTTTGTTCACAGTTCAGGATGAGCTTGAAATTGCAAATTGGGAATCTTGTCCTAGTAAACCTGGTCTTAGTCTGAATTCCGACGGACACGACAAGCTCGTTAACGGCATTCCGAAAGGAATTGACCTGAGCAGTCTTGATGTCGCCAGCTACGACTGGGCTTACAATCTCACTGACATTGAGGTTAACCGTAGGAGGCGCTTGCTCCTGCAGTGCGGTAACCGTAAGTGTGGACTCTCCAGAGCAATCAAC